TACCGAGCCAGCTAGAGCTACCGCCTTCACCGTTAGCGTTGTTCATCATCGCCGCCACGATGTTACCGTACATCTCAGAAGCCGCCTTGTCTGCGTTGACAGAGGTCTGAATACCACCAAGACCGAGTTGTGCGCCGTATCCGGTGCCTGTGAGCTGACCCGTCTGGGCCATGTTGCCGCCCTGAGCGCCTGCCTGTAGTGCGTTGAGCTGGTAGTTAGGTGCCATGTAGCCCATGTTGTACATGTTCTGGCCCGTCTGTCCCATCTGTGCGCCCATCTGGCCCATAGCACTATTCATGCCCTGACCTAGCTGACCGTACTGGCTTGCCATAGCGGCTTGGTTATTCATCTCTTGTTGTGCCTGACCCATAGCTTGGAAGCTAGCGTTGTTCTGTGCCTGAGCCTGAGCCCTAGCCATCGCCGCATCCTCGCCTGATCCTCCGAACTGGCTACCACGTACTCCACTACGCCCTTGAGCGTACTCTCGTGCGTTCATCTGGGCACGCTGTTGGTCCAGCATAGGCTGTTGCATAGCCATAGCGCGGCCGTAGATGTCCTGCTCGCGGCCTGCTGTGTTCTGCATACTGTTGTTCATAGCCTGCTGTGAAGCGTTCATGTACGCACCTTGGTTAGCGCCCATGTTGGCACCAGCCTGTTGCATCATGTTCATGCCGCCTAGTGCGCCTTGGTTAGCCGCGCTAATCATGCCTTGGTCAGGGCCTACGCCTACGTCGAGGGATCCGTCTGCCGCGAACTGCGACTGGCCTACCCCTGTCTTTACGCCATAGCCCTTAAAGCCTGACTGATCCTGTAGGTTAGCCGCAAGCGTGCCCATGTCACTGGCGTAGCCTTGGCCTCTGTCTGTGATCTCACTAGCGTATAGGAGACCACCAGCCGCCGCGCCTAGTCCTTGCCAAGCGTTGAATGTGTCTGACAAATCCCCCATTACATGGTCCTCCCTAGTAGTGTTTGAATGTTCACTTCTTGTAGACTGAAGCTGTTACCTCTGATGTCCATATTAATCCCTATAATAAGAGCCTCACCGCTACCCTTGGCATTAACCTTGTAGCGTTTGATTGTAGCTTGAGCGCCGCCGAAGGTGTCCACTGCGTACTGAGCTACTCCGAACCTAGATGGTGGTGTAGCACCTACGAGCAGTGATCGAGTACGGGCTGGCGTTATGTAGTCAAAGGACCACCTAGCTGTAGCGTTCCCTTCTGAGAACGTACTGACGCAAGTGTAGTCTATCTGCTTAATGAACTTAAGGTTAGCAGGCTGACCGAGCGTCATAGCAGGTGATGCGTAAGAGAACACATACGGTTGATCGTCCCACTGTTGATAGTCTCTGTACTCTAGGATGCCTTGGTTGTTGTTGGAGCCTAGCAGTACCATAGAGCCAGTAGTCAGCTCGACGTACAACGATCGATTGTGTACACAGTTGTCCCACCTAGTGATACGACTGCCTCCCGTAGGAGACTGCTGTCTCATGTCTAGCACGTACGCGAATCCCTGCTCTGGGAATGTCACCACCGTCACGGACTCTTCGGGCCAGTAGTCGAGGCTAATCGTGTCCTTGTCCAGAGTGCCCTGTATCATGGTCGAGATGTCTTTACGCACGTTAAGCGTAAGGTCACCTAGAAGAACAGACTTCTCCTGTATCGTGCGGCCCAGCGAGCGTACGCCCGTGTCGTCGACGAACAAGACGTCGTTACCTGTAACCACGACAGCATCCTGTGAGATACAGCCTATGTTACTGATTGCGTCTTGCAGGAAGATACCACCTTCTGCCGAGGGGTCTCCGGTAGGGTTTCCCCACACCAGTATGGACCTACGGCCGAATACGAACAGCGCGTTGTTGTGGGCTACAATAGCTCGCACATCGTCTGAGCCCGTGGGCCAGTACTCGCGGAGGTCAATGATACCGCCTGTGTTCTGTGAGTCTGTTGCTGTAGCGCGTCCGTCGTACCACTGCGTAGCTATCAGTAGGTCAGAGTAGTAGATGACGTTGTGGTCACCATTCACCCCAGAGACCCACAGGCGGCCGTATGCGGCACATGCCACGTCACCATCTATGGTACTAGCTATTACGCCTGTATCGTCCTGAGGAGCGATGTAGTCAACGTCAGGGGTACCTGAGAACAGAGGCCCGTAAGTAGTACCATCCCACACCATAGCCTCGTTACCCTCAGAGAAGACGTAGAAGGCGTCGTTGAACGACACGATCTTAGCCTTGTCTAGTGTATCTGGATCAGCCCCAGTGTGGTCCCCTATCTCATTCAGTTGCCACTCATCGCCGACCTTGTCCAGCGTACAGAAGAAGCGATCTGTCTGTACGACTGAGCCTCCTATGTTGAACTGCTCGACCTTAACTATAGCCACTACGTACTGCTCGCCGTTGATGCTACCCACCTCTAACGAAAGGACCTCCATCTCATCCCTGTCGCGCGTTACGTTAAACAGGTAGGTGAGATTGTATGTCTTCGTCAGTGTAGCGAAAGCCTTACGTGAGCCTATGCGGCCGTACTGGTCAATGACTGCGTTGTTCGCCGTTAAGCAGAACGTCCCGTCCTGTGCGGTAGGGGACTGCTCTGTGTTCAGCCCCATACTTCCGGGGGCCGGGATCGTTATCGTCTGCTGTTGTTGTGCTGGCATTATACAGATACCCAGATGTCATCGAGTGAGTTAGAGGCCGCGTCAAGTGCTATAGCGTCCGATAGGTAGTTCTTAGCTAGGCCAAAGATGTCAGTCGAAGTCTGACCTCCTACCTCGCCACGTTCTCTTGCCGCCAGCGCCAGTGCGTAGTACACGACCGGCTTGTGCGGAACCTTGAGTACGTCTGTGTCCTTCTGTAGGTCGTCTTGGTACTTGAAGCCGTAGACGTGGAAGTTACCAGCGGCCTTAGGCGTAGGAGACAAGCGTATACGTGCGTCCCCGTTAGCGTCAGTGCCGTCGATGGCGTAGTACATAGGAGTATTCTCTCCACCCCGCAGGCTGTCCTTCCGTATCTTGTTGAGCGTAGCCTCACGTATAGCACCACCCCATGCGGAGTAGACGGACTCAAGTACAGCCCGTCCGCCTGACCCCGTGAGTGGATACGTAGACGTCCCTTGAGACGTGACCACGACCCACTCATCTCTGAGGGCATTCCACACATGAGAGTCCTCAACCACACGCTTAGCGTCGTTGACGAACTGCTTAACCATATAGGCCACAGGATCGCCTAGCTCAGCCTGCGAACTACCACCGATCGAGTCGATGGTGTCCTCACGCATACGTATCAGTACATCGTTTACTAGTTCTAAGTATGTCATGCTAGCATTCCTTTTGCTTCCGCGATCGCGTCCTTCATGGGTTCTAGTTGCCTCTTCTGGTAGGGCGTGAGTGTAGTGTAGGCGAACAGCTCACCCCACGAGGGCGTGTAGTCTGAGCCAGCCATCATGCCGCCGCCGCCACCGCCTCCGCCACCGCCACCGGGTAAGACCGGTGCTGGTCCGAAGATAGGACCTCCTAGCTCTGGAGGGTTCTCAGGAGGTAGCTCTGGTGGAGGTTCTGAAGCTGGCGGAGGCGTACTTGAAGGAGGCGGAGGAGGCGGAGGCGTACTCGCAGGGGGAGGAGTCGAAGCTGGTAGCTCGTCATCGTCCTCGTCGTCTACGTACAGTTCCTTGTCCTTCGTCTCATCTGGATCGACCCCAGTATAGTCCTGCCCGCTGTCCGCAGGTAGAGTCTGAGAGTCAATCCAGTCCTGCTCCTTCTGGCTTACAGTACTAGCGAGAGGGTCGTCATCTGTATCGTCGCCTGTGCCATCGACTGTATCATCGACTGTGTCGTCGACTGTATCGTCTCCTGTCTTAGTGCCATCAAGGAAACCCTGCAATAGAGCATCGCCAATACTGACGTTAGATCCGGGGAGGACCATGTCAGCCGCTTCTCCTAAACCTGCTATAATCGCAGAGGGGTCTTCGCCTGCTTGGAAAGCCTGCTGTGCCGTAGTGATGACGTGATACAAAGGCGTGCCGTCAGCCGTTTGAGACATCCACCAGTTAGGACCCGTAGAGTACTTGTCATCAAACCCCTGCAATACGCCGATAACCTCTGAGTCTCCTCGTGGGTTATCACTGAAGGTATAGGTCTCATCTAACTCACCCCACAGTAGGGCTTGTCTTGTTATGTCTGCGTTGTCTGGATCACTCGGATCAAAGCCGTACGTTCGGATGAACTGCGCCTTAGCGGCCGCGTCCATAGAATCGTCAACGAACTCCACAATGTTACTGACGCCCGGTAGTTGCTTGAACTTGTCGAACACCTCACCAAGTGCAGTAGGCGTCTGCGTAACCTCGTATGTAGACCATCCGTTATAGTTCGCAGTGTCGTCTATGTTACTGATAAACGCATTGTCTTTAATAGCCTGTAGGTCAACCTCAGGGAACTTCTCCATCATCTCGATGTCGGTGTACTCTTTACCGTCAGGTCCGCGATAGCGTTGATTGAGCTGAAACTCTTGCGTGTCTATCAGCCCGCTGAGCCACTCAGTAGGTACTCTATCAATGAAGGGCAACAGTCCATCCTTACCGACTAGACCTCCAAGGTCGGACGAGCCTGTACTGAAGACCGCCGTGGCCGCCTCGAACACTTGCGCCTCAGTCCAAGTAGGATGTGTGTCTGCAATTCGCTTCATCTCTGCTTCTATATCGAACTGTCCTGCGTCAGCGAGGAAGTCTTTTACCACGTTAAGGCCACCTTGTTGGAAGCCAGACATCAGGACGTCTTGGACGCTGAAGTCTCCTTGGATGAGACCACCGACTGCGGCATTACCAGCCCCGGCCACGAAGCCACCGCCGAAGTTATCAGGAACAAGTCCTAACTTATCGCCAAGAAGACCGCCGGGGTTGAGCCCTGCCATGATGCCGCTAGCCAGTACTGACTTAGGATCAATGCCATTGCCTGAGGCTAGCTGGGTGAGGCTGTTAGATAGCGCCGCCGTGAGGCCCTTACTGAGGCCAGAGGCCGTCGTGACGCCAGCCGCTGAGGTAGTTGTACCTGCCGCCCCTAGTCCCGCTTGGACCGCTGGGCCTATGATCGCCGCCCCTGCCGCACCAATCACTGCCATACCTGCCATGCGAGCGTAGTCGCCGGGGCCGAGGTGATCGTCTACCTTGTGTGCCTTGTGGTAGTTGGAGCCGTTGAAGACGAACGTATCGCCGTCGCTGTTCTTCCACGTGGTGTTGATGCCGTACCGCTCGTTCATCTCGTTGCCGATCTCAAGCAGAGCCGTAGCTTGTGCGTCTTGCCGAGCTTGCCGCTCTTCCGTTAGGATGGCGTTAATGGCGTCAGCATTAGGCCCGCGTGAGCGGTAGCCTGTCAATAGCAGAGCCTCTTCGCGAGTGTCGTACGGGTTGACGTCAATGGTGCCGTTCTCGATGAGCACCTGCTTCTCAGCTACCATCTCCATGTGAGTGGCAAAGTCGATGTGGGGGTTGGCTTTCTTAAAGTAGCCCATCCCTTGGTCAGCATCCCAGTACTCTTGGATCTCTGCTTCCGTAAGGAACTCAGCCCTCTTCTCTTCGCTCTGACCGCCAGCACCTAACTCTGAAGGAGGCGTATAGTAGTAAACCTTCTCGCCGTCGTGGTTGAAGTACTGACCGTCCTCTGCGACGGTGACGCCCTTAGCTCGTTCTTCTTCGTAGAATGACCGATGATCGTTGTAGTCTAGGTCTTGGTGTAAGTCACGCTCTTCCAAGAAAGCCATGACGTCATCAAACGTACTACCCGTGAAGGCATTCGCTGTACGTTGGTCCTGCCGTAGTAGTTCGTTATCTAAGCTCATGTTAGTCCTCTTGTGCGTCCGTCTTTACCACGACGTGGAAGAATAGGTTATATAGGAGTCCGGTCACATCGCCGTAGGTGGAAGTACCTAATCTATTGCCCTCTGCGTCAGACACCACGAACGTCTCAGACGGATCAGTGACAGCATCCGTTACGTTCCTGTACATCTCTTTCTGGGTCTCGATGCCCGTCTCGTTGTCTCGCTCAACCCATGAGGTAACAAACATGATCTGAGGCACCCCGTTGAGAGGGTTGGATAACTCTATCCTGTGTGCCCTCTCGTAGCGTGTTATCGAGGTAGTGTCCTCAACAGTAGTTACGTTATATAACATTATGAATCCTCTAGTTCTTGCATTAGGCTCATGACCGACGGCTTGTTCTCTTCTCTACGCTTGAGGTAAGTATCTAAGAATCCACCCTGCTTGACCTGTGCAGAGGCAGAGCCGCCTTGGTTGACGTCTGTGTTAAAGCCCCCGCTGGCTACGTTAGGACGACCATAGCTAGAATCGAACGTCAGTCCCATGTCGCCTAGGCCTAGCTTGTTGAAGGTGCCTTGGTCCATACGTCTAGCGTACAGGGACTTCTCGTTGATCCTGTTATCGCTCTTCCACTTAGCCCAGTTACGCAGTGCACCGCCTCTGTGCTTAATCATAGACGAGTCTCTAAAGGCGTCCATCATGTAGTCGGCTATGTTGCCTTCTCTGCGCTTCTCGTAGTCCGTAAGTCCCTCTCCCAAGGTACCCAGCTCACGGTTCCGATCAAACATGTCCTGATGGACACGTCCCCTGTCACCGTAGAAGGGGTTCCAGTTAGAGTCACCTAGGTACTGGAGCTGTCTGTCTACGTCGTGGTCGTACGTGCTAATGAAGGGGTTGCCGTTACCTGTCCTGCCTACAGCATCTGAGATGTACTTGTAGCCCTCAGGCGAAAGCTGGCCCTTCCCAGTGTAGTAGCGATCGTTGTTCTCTAGAGATGACCAAGCCTCTGGCGTGAAGTCCGCCTGAGTCTTACCCTGCGTCATGTCGCCTTGGTAGTGCATACCACCGAAGTACGTAGTGTCCGTAGTGGGATCGTAGACACCTCCGCCAGATGGGCTATTCGCTAAGGCCGCTTGGTTAGCATTCCGAATAGCCTGCGTCTCTACGTACGGGTTGGACTCTCTGTTGTACAGACCGCCCTCACGTAGGAACTGGTCCCCACCACTGGCCCATGCTTCCGCTAGGCCGATAGTGGCTCGCTTAGAGTCCCACCACTCGTTGTCCCGTTGTAGGCTAGGCACTGGGTCGTGATGCACCCGTTGGCCTGCGTCGTTGATGTAGCTCGACTTACCTAACGTGCCATCCGCCTCGTTGCCTTTGTATACCCAACCGTACGGACCAGCCCACTGCCAGTTAGTGTAGTCTCCTCCGGGTGGTTGGCTGG